GAAAACCAGAAATTCTCCAACGGGATGATCAAGAAGCTGACCGGGAAAGATGAACTCAAGGGCCGATCCCCTCACGACAAGTACGATACCGTCTTTCAGCCGACCAGCAAGATTTTTGTCATGACCAACACCAAGCCGACGGCGCCCGCACATGACACGGCATTCTGGGAGAGGCTCCATCTCATTCCTTTTTTGATCTCGTTCGTCAACCGTGAGCCGCGTGAAACATACGAGCGGCGCGCAATACTGGATCTGGATCGGCATCTCCTTAAAGAGGCCCCTGGGATACTGGCCTGGCTGGTCCGTGGTTGTCTGCTCTGGCAGAAGCACGGTCTTGCTCCGCCGAAAGAAGTCCTCGACGCGACGGAGGAATACCGCCGCAATGAGGATATGATCGGTGATTTTATCGAGGAATGCTGTCTCCGGGAACCAGGGGCAAGGGAGAAGTCGTCCCTGCTCTATAACCGGTTTGTAGAGTGGTACCACGAGAACATCGGAGAGAAGGAGCCGTCTGGAACCTGGTTCGGGAAGCAGCTCAGCCAGAAGTTCGACCGGGGGAAGTCAAACGGCTGCAATATCTATCGAGGCATTGCCCTGGCCACCGGTCAGGGACACCTTGAGGGTTAACGGGAGGAATCAAACCATGATGGTAATTTATGTATTTTTGAAAATTGCGTTGGCAAACCATCCATCTATCTACCATCCGGGGGTGTTTTTGCGCGCCGGGTTGACGGTTGTTGACAGTCTGGTTTGTAGCATCACGGGGAGGGTTTGGGCGAAATTCCATATTTCTTCGCCTATAGCAAATCAAAAAACCTACACACGTTATAAATATGGATAAACCATCACTATCCCCCCCTATTATAAAGACTACCCAGGGGGGATTTTTAAATAAATACTTATTAATACTGTAATGAAAATAAATAGATAAATAAAAAAAAGAAGAAAAGAAGAAAAAATGAATGTCCTGGATCTAGCATCGAAAAAGGTAAATCTACACAAGGCCTCCGGAACGAACGGCGGCGAGTGGCAGGGGCCGTGCCCGGCCTGCGGCGGAGAGGACCGCTTTCACGTCTGGCCAAACAAAAACGACGGCAAGGGGGCCTACTGGTGCCGGGGCTGTGAGAAGACCGGCGACAATATCCAGTTCCTGCGGGATTTCGAAGGGATGTCTTTCCGCCAGGCCTGCGAATATCTGGGTGAAAAGATGCCGGACATGCCGGAAACACACAGCGTATCGGCCCCGAAAAAACAGGGGAAACCCCCATTTATGCCCGATAATCACGCCGCCCCGGCGGATCTCTGGCAGGAAAAAGCGGAAAAGTTCCTCGCCTGGTCCCAGGAATGTCTCCATAAAAATGCCGAAGTCCTGTCCTGGCTGGCGATTCGTGGCATCAGCCGGGAGACGGCGATCAATTATCGCCTGGGATGGAATCCGGGGGAAAAGGGAAAGGACATCTATCGCCCGCGCAAGTCCTGGGGGCTGTTAGAGGAAATGAAAGAAAACGGCAAGCCGAAAATGCTGTGGATTCCGGTCGGCCTGGTCATCCCCTACATTATCGACGGCGTCATCTACCGGTTGCGAATCCGCCGGCCAGAAGGCGAACCCCGGTATGGTCTCATTGCCGGTTCATCAATGTCCACCATGCTCCTGGGCCGTGGCCGGCGGGCGTTTGTGGTGGTCGAATCGGAGCTGGACGCGATTGCCGTATATGAGGGCAACACCTATGCCGGCGCGGCGGCCATGGGATCGGCCAGCGCGAAGCCGGACGCCGAAACGTATGCCGCCCTGCAGGGGGCGCTGCAGGTCCTGAACACCCTGGACTATGACACGGCCGGGCAGAAGCAGGTCAACTGGTGGGGTGAGAATTTTGAGCGATGCGACCGCTGGCCGGTGCCCCAGGGCAAGGATCCGGGTGAAGCGATCAAGATGGGGACGGACCTGAATAGTTGGATCAAGGCGGGGCTCCCGCCGGCGCTGACGATGGATGACGGTGCGGAGGAAAAAAAGGCGGCGGGGGAAACAAAGAGACCTGTTATTCCGGCCACGGCCCAGGAAGAGAAAAGGCCTCTGCAGGACCTCCATCCGTCGATCCTTGAACTCCGCCGCTTGCTCCTGGGAAACCCCAGCGTAAAGATCATCAACAGTGCGGAGAGGTTCACGATATTGCGCAACGGAAAATACGTTGGTGGACGTATTAACGAACTGGTCTTTCGTGTGCCGGTTGTGACGGATTACGTATTGAATCATCCCGCCGAGAAGATCGACGGGGAAAACCTTATTTATCAGGAGGAATGATGGCTCATACCGCAATAAAGAAAAAAATCATCCAGGCTGCAGACCTCTTTTGCGGCGCCGGTGGAACATCGAGCGGGCTTTATGATGCCTGTGGGAATCTCGGCTATGATCTACGGCTGGTCGCAGTGAACCACTGGGAGATCGCCATCGCCACTCACCAGGAGAACCATCCAGATGCCCTGCATATCTGCGCGACCATTGAGAGCGTCAACCCGCGCGAGGCCGTGCCGTCTGGTCACCTGAATATCCTTGTCGCGTCGCCGGAATGCACTCATCACAGCATCGCCCGCGGCGGAAAACCTGTGTCCGATCAACTCCGGGCTTCGGCCTGGCATATCCTGCGCTGGGTTGAGATGCTACGGATCGACAACATTCTGATTGAAAACGTCCGGGAGTTCCGCGACTGGGGACCGACCGGGTCGAACGGGAGACCGCTCAAGCGACGCAAGGGTGAGACATATCAGGCATTCCTGAATGCGGTCCGGTCCATGAATTACACCGTGGAAGACCGTGTGTTGAATGCTGCGGACTATGGGGATCCGACGTCCAGGAATCGCCTTTTTGTCATGGCGAGGCGCGGGCAAAAATCTATCGTCTGGCCGAAGCAATCGCACGGGGATGCGGCCGGTCCCGATCTCTTCGGAAATGAAGTAAAGCCGTATCGTACCGCCCGTGAGATAATCGACTGGAACATTCCCGGGGAAAGCATATTTCGGAGGAAAAAGCCGCTATCAAAGGCGACGCTGGCCAGAATCGCTGCCGGGATCAAAAAATTCGGCGGCGCCAATGCGGGGCCGTTCCTGGTTATGCTGTACGGGACAAACGACGCGCGTTCTGTTGACCGTCCCGCTCCGACGATCACCGCCGGAGGGAATCATATCGGTCTTTGCAGCCCGTTTTTGATTCACACGAATCATACCGGCGGGGATAGAACACACGATATCGATAAACCGGTTCCTACTGTGACCTGCGGACATCGCGGGGAAATGGCGTTGATCGAACCGTTTCTCCTGCAGCAGCAGTCGTGCGGGGCGCCGCGGAGCGTAGAAAGCCCGGTCCCGACGATCGCGACGAAAGGGGCGATCGCGCTTGTCGAACCATTTATCACCATCATGAAGGGCCAAAGCAAAGTCAGGGACATAGACAGCCCGGTCCCGACCATTACCACGAACCCACACCTGTACCTCTGCGAGCCGTTCATTACAAAATATTACGGGTGTGGGCAGGGCGCGGCAAGCATTAACCGGCCCCTCGATACCGTAACGACGAAAGATCGGTTCGGTCTGGTTGAACCGTGCAGTGATGGGAAAGAGGTATATGACATCCGTTTCAGGATGTTGCAGCCGCACGAACTGGCGGCCGCCATGTCGTTTGACGGAGACTATAAATTCACCGGAAATAAGACGGACCAGATCAAGCAGATCGGCAATGCCGTTCCGGTTCGGACTGCCGAAGCACTGTGCCGGTCTCTATTAACCAATTGAACGACAACAATGATGCAATGGGGGTAATAAATGAGCAAGAAAATTGACATTGAACATGGAAGGTACTGGGACGAACCGTGGTCCTTGATTGATGGTTGTACGCCCTGTTCTCCGGGGTGCGATCATTGCTGGTCTGCGGCGATGACAAAACGGTTTGAAAGTAAGAATGAGTGGGGCGATGGTGCGCTTGTCAGTGCATCTGGGCGGTTCAACGGGCATATAGTCTTCCATAAAGACCGCCTTTCCATCCCCATGAAGCGACGGCCGCCGACGGTCTTTGCGGTATGGAACGATCTCTACCACGTGGCGGTGCCGGATAAGTTTATAGCAAATGCATATCAGGTAATTAACGGAAATCCGAGACATACATTCTTGATACTCACCAAACGACCGGAACGGATGAGAGATTTTATCCTTAGGTGTGGTCCATGGTCGGGCTATGTAACCCACAATGGTCATGCCCCTCAAGGTTTTGGAGGTGATGGGTTTATCGTCGGGCAAGAAAAAGAAAAACTCACCGATGAGCACCGCTATGAAGGAAAAGAAAGAAAATCATACTGGCCACCTCCGAATTGCTGGCATGGCCTGACCGTCTGCAACCAGGAAGAGGCGGATTCAAAGATTCCCATCTTTCTCCAGGTCCCGGGAAAGAAATTCCTCTCGATCGAGCCGATGCTGGGGGCGGTTAATCTTACTCGCGTCCACTATAAAACCGTTCCGGGATGAAATGAGGCGTACTTGAACGTGCTTACTGGGAAAGCTGCTGTTCCGTTCTCTACAATCCCCTGCGGGAAGGTCGACGCCGTCATCCTTGGCGGAGAAACCGGCCCCGGTGCGCGTCCTATGCATCCCGACTGGGTGCGATCTGTGCGGGATCAATGCGCGGAGTCCGGCGTGAGCTTTTTCTTTAAGGGATGGGGCGCATGGAAGGGAGCAGCTTATTTTGACAAAGCGGGGAATATGGTTCCTGGATCACACATGACAAGCCGAACTTTGGATGGCCGGATGCATGACGATCTTCCGTGGGTGATAAGATGAGTGCGAATCACAATCTAAAAACTGATCCAGAGGTATTCCAAGCGAGTTGGGATGGATTGAAGACGTGGGAGATCAGGATAAACGACAGGGATTTTCAAGTCGGAGACAGCCTTTGCTTACTGGAGACACATCACACCGGGGAACAGATGGCAGCCGGATCACCCCTAATCTTCACCGGTCGGATGATTGATGTGGATGTAGTCTATATTCTTCCTGGACCGACATACGGTTTGTCAGACGAATGGGTAATTATGTCATGGGTTGAAGTTATGAGGGCTAACGGATGACCGCCTTCCACCTGATCACCATCATCCTGACCGTCGCCTCACTGATCGGCGTCGTCCTGAACATCAAGAAGCGGCGGGAGTGCTTCTATATCTGGGCGGTGACGAACGCGGCCTGGACGTTCATCGATTACCACCAGGGTGTTCCGGCCCAGGCAGTCCTGTTCTTCGTTTATTTCCTGCTTTCTGTCTGGGGGATCTGGGAGTGGAAAGGAGAAAAGGCGAATGCAGATTGAAACCCTGCCCTTATCCATCTTGCGTACACCGGACTGGCATCCGCGCAAGCGCCTGCAGTTGGGTGATGCTGAATACGAACGTCTGAAGAAATCTATACTGGAATTCGGCTATGTGGATCCCCTCGTCTGGAACCGGAGGACCGATAATCTCATCAGCGGGGATAAGCGCCTGATGGTCCTGCTCGAACTGGGATATGAAGCCGCGGAAGTGTCCGTTGTCGATCTGACGATCGAAAGGGAAAACGCCCTGCGGATCGCCCTGAACAATCACGCCGGTGTTTGGGATATGCCTCTGCTTAAGGACATGATCATCGAGCTGGAGGCCTGCGATATCGATATCGAGTTGACGGGATTCAGTCAGGCGGAGGTCGAGAAGCTCCTGGGGCGTGGCGTCGTGGAAGACGATTTCGACGCCGAAAAAGAAGCGGAGAAGATCCAGGCGCCGGTGTCCCGTTGCGGCGATATCTATCAGCTCGGAAGGCATCGACTCATGTGCGGCGATTCGACGTCGGCCGCCGACATGGACCGGCTCATGGATGGCGTGAAAGCAGACATGGTGTTCACCGATCCGCCGTATAACGTGAATTACGGCGCCACCATGAAGGACAAAATGAGGACGAAGGTATCGAAAGAGAATGCCGGCAGGAAGATACTGAACGATCACTTCAAGACGAAAGAAGGATTCTACCTGTTTCTGCGGGCTGCGATTGCATCATTTAAGCCCTACGTGAAAGGCGACGTCTACGTCTGCATGTCCAGCTCCGAGCTGCATACCCTGCAGAGGGCCTTCTGGGATTGCGGCGGGCATTTCTCGACGTTCATCATCTGGGTCAAAAATCATTTTACCATCGGCCGGGCGAATTATCAGCGCCAGTACGAGCCGATCCTTTACGGCTGGTTCGAGGGATCAAGCCATTACTGGTCCGGGGTTCGCAACCTGGGCGATGTGTACGGCAGAAACCAGGTTTCCCTGGATGGAGACGGAGTTCCCCTGGTGCGCGTCGAGGCCTGCGGGATCGAAAGCGACGTCTGGGATTTTGCGAAGCCGGTCAAGAGCAAGGAACACCCGACCATGAAACCGATCGCACTATGCGCCCGGGCAATCCGGAATAGTTCAAAACCCGGGGAAACAGTCCTGGATGCCTTCAGCGGATCAGGAAGCACATTGATCGCATCCGAGCAGACGGACCGGACATGTTACGCAATGGAACTGTCGGAAGTATATTGCGACGTCGATGTCAAACGGTGGGAACAGTTCACGGGGAAACGGGCGGAACTGATCCATCGTGATTAAATGGAGAAGCGGACAGTATTCTTGAGGGGCGGCAACCCCGGAAGAACCTGTGTGGGGCACAGGGCGAAAGCGCTACCATCCGCATGAGGGTCATTAACAGAAAAGGAGCCTCATGTAAATGGAAGAGAAAACATACGTAGGTCCGGAAACGGAGATGATAGACAAAGCGTCTTTTGAAAAACTGATCGACGGGCAGCCGGACGAGATCCGGAAAAGAGGTATC